GTATGGAAAGCAGCAACCCTAGACGCACTAGACCTAGACCCAGTGCTAAAGTCACCTGCGGCTACCGTAGGCGACTATCAGGTGTCAGTGCGTGATGGTGTTGTCCAAGATGCTAACGGCAACTGGGTGGAGAACTACGTTGCTCGTGACATGTTCCAAGACACCACAGAGGATGGCGTTACGACTACTAAGGCAGAGCATGAGGCAGCTTATCAGGCTACACTAGATGCTAAGACTGCCGAAGCTAACCGCGCCACTCGTGACAGCAAACTGGCAGAGACAGACTTCTACGCTCTAACAGACGTAACTTTAACAGCGGAAATGACAACTTATCGTCAGGCTTTGCGTGATATAACAACACACGCGAATTGGCCCAATCTAAACGACGACGACTGGCCTACGAAACCTTAATGGGGGAGACATGGTAAATGCCACTCATCCCACTCCAAATTCCAAAAGGTCAGTATCGCAACGGTACTGAATATATGGCGCAAGGCCGCTGGCGTGACGCCAATCTTATCCGCTGGCACGAGGACGCACTACGTCCGATTGGCGGTTGGCAACAGCGCGGCACAGTCGATCTAAATAAAACCGTGCGCGGGATGCTTGCTTGGGAAGATAACTCAGGCAACCGATACGTTGCATTTGGTGCGCACGACAGCCTAACCGCCATGACTGCGGGCAACACAACTTACGACATTACGCCAACGTCATTCACAACGGGTCGCGTAACAGCCACTGCCCTAACTGGGTATGGCGGCGGGCTATATGGGTACGAAACATACGGAACGCCACGCTCCGACAGTGGCGTTCTGCAACGCGCAACAACGTGGTCACTAGATAACTGGGGCGAATACTTGCTGGCCTGTTCGTCCGATGACGGCAAGATTGTTGAGTGGCAGCTAAATGGCGCAACACCAGCGGCAGCGCTTGCAAATGCGCCAGTAGATAACACTGCCATGATGGTGACTGAGGAGCGCTTTGTATTTGCACTTGGCGCAGGCGGCAATCCCCGCAAGGTGCAGTGGTGTGACCGTGAGGACAATACAACTTGGACACCAGCAGCCACAAACGAGGCTGGCGATATTGAGTTGCAAACCAATGGCACAATCCTAGCTGGGTTAAGAACGCGCGGTCAGGCGCTTATCCTAACAGATCAAGACGCGCACACTGCAACGTACTCAGGCCCACCCTTTGTGTATGGCTTTGAGCGTGTTGGTACGTCATGCGGTCTAATCGCACCCCTTGCTGCTGCATCAGTTGACGCTGGGGCAATCTGGATGGGTCGTCGCAGCTTCTTCTTATACTCTGGCGGTCAGGTGCAGGAGATACCATGCGATGTTGGCGATTACGTGTTCAGCGACATGAACACAGACCAGCGCAGTAAAATCGCGGCAGTGCCTAACGCACAGTGGAACGAGATTTGGTGGTTCTACCCAAGCGGTGGCGCAACTGAGTGTGACCGCTACGTTGCGTATGATTATGTAGAAAACATCTGGATGACAGGTGAGTTAGATCGCACATCTGGCGTTGATCGCGGCGTATTCCGCGAACCCATGTGGATACAGTCTGACGGTGAGCTTTACGAGCACGAGATTGGCTACACATACGGATCGGCAACGCCTTACGCAGAAACTGGGCCTATCTCTATTGGCGCGGGTGATAACGTCATGCGCGTCACCAGCCTAATCCCAGATGAAAAAACGCAGGGCGATGTAAGCGCCAAGTTTAAAACACGGTTCTACCCTAACGCAGCAGAAACAGAGCACGGGCCGTTCACAATGAGCAACCCGACAGATGTGCGCTTTACAGGTCGTCAAGTGCGAATGCGTGTTGAGGGTAATACCAACGCAGATTGGCGCGTGGGCGTAATGCGGATTGAGGCAAAGGCAGGCGGGAAGCGATGAGAATAATCCCGCCATTTACGGAAAACACTAAGGCGTGGGCTGAAAACCTGCGCCGTTATCTTGCGCGGGCCTTGAACCAACTTGATGCGAAAGACGCAAGTTCTGCTGCATCTGAAGATGGCGTTATTCTGTGGGATCGTGAAAACAAGTATCCTGTTGTATCCAAGGATGGCGCGTTTGTGCAGATCGTCTTAGAGGATGGTCAATACGCTGGCGCAGTCACGGCAGATCAGACAGCGGCAGCTATAAACACAGCATACGCTTTAACGTACACCTCTAGCATTGCTGAAGGTGTAACAAATGGAACGCCTGCAAGTCGCCTTGTATTTGAGGAAGCTGGTCAATACATGATTAGCTTTTCTGCGCAAATTGCATCAACGTCCAGCAGCACAGTGAACTTCTGGTTTTGGCCTCGCATTAACGGAACTGACGTTACGGGTTCAACGATGAAAAACGCGCTGCACCAAAACGGTTCGGTGCTAGTTGTGTCACGCTCTGCGATTTTTGATGTAAATGCTGGCGATTATTTAGAAGCTATGTGGGCAGTAGATAGCACAAGCGGGTTTTTAGATGCCACGACTGCGACAGCATTTGCGCCTGCCGCGCCTGCATCAACAATCGCTATTACGAGGTTGCACGGATGAACGCGCATAGCCCTATAGATGAACTGGAAAGATGCCGTCCTTGGATAGAGGCGGCTTTGGAGTATTCTGGCGGCACGCACAACTTTGATGACGTGGAGGCTGGACTTGCTTTGGGTAAGATGCAGTTGTGGCCTGCGCCGAAGGGGTGCATAGTGACTGAAATTGTGGTATATCCTAGAAAAAAGGTGCTAAATGTCTTTCTAGGCGGCGGCGAATTAGATCAGCTTTTGGATATGCATGAAGATGTGATAGCATGGTCAAAAGCACAAGGATGTGTAGCGTTGACGATAACGGGCCGCTATGGATGGAAAAAACCTTTGACGAAGCATGGCTGGAAGCCGTTGCATGCGTCATATGTTAAGGAGTTTGAATAATGGCAGGCGGCAAGGGCGGCTCATCAACAACAACCGTTGAAGTACCTGAGTACATTGAAGAAGCGGCAAAGCGCAACCTTACGCGCGCTGACGTAATTAGTCAGATTGGCTATGTGCCTTACTATGGTGCAGACGTTGCAGCGTTTACACCTCTGCAAGAGGCAGCGTTTCAAAACGTAGCGGGTCAAGCTGGCGCATTCGGCCTCGCAACGCCTGCGGGTGGCGTTACTGCTGGCATGCCCGCACCGCAAGAGTTTGCTGGCGGTGTGCGTGGTTACTCATCTGCGCCAATGTATGAAGAGGCTCTTGGTGAGTTGCGCTCCAGACGCCCAGCGCAAGTTGGCTTAATAGAGAGCCTATTCATTGATCCAGTTAGCGGTCAGGTCGGCTCTAATGTTGCTGCACCGATTGATTACACAACTGCATTCCCGCAAACACCTGTTGCGCCTGTTGATACAGGCGATGGTGGTGGGGGTACGTCATTTGTGGATACGGGTGGCGTTGGCACAACTGGCGGCTCAGATTACACAACTTACGGTGGTCACAGAGACATAGCCCACGAAACAATAGACCAAGCATTTATTGATTACGGCAAGCAGATTACTGCGGGAACAGCAAGACCAGAAGATAACCCAGCATATAATGCGGGTGTGGCTGAGGCGAATAAAGACAAGCTAATCACGTATACAACAGATGATGGTGGAAGCGTCACTAAACCAGCAGGACAACTGACCAGCGCTGATTTTGATGCGGCATCCAATGATGCAGCAACGCAGTATGCACTTGCGGGTGCGTCTATGTCTGCGGCAGGTATCAAAAATATTGGTGGCGGCTACTACCAAGATGATCCCACAACTGGATTTATGGGTGGAGTTCAGGATGCATTTGGCAATATAGTGGAAACAGTTGCTGGAATGCCTACCGCTGTAGGTCAGGCTGTTGGCCTCATTGACGCACCAGATAGCACCTATGACCCTACTGGGGGTGGCGCAACAAACATAACTTATGGCGACACAAGTTTCGCTGATGAAGTCCTTGCAGCAGATGATGTTTCATCCTACTTGCCACCTCCAGTCAGCAGTGGCGGTGGTGAAGCAAAAGAAGCAATCACTGGCATCTCAGCTGGTGACATTGGCGTGGATGAGGATGGCGACACATACAGAGTTGTTGATAAAGGGGGCTATACAGTCAGGGATTACAGCGTAGATAAAGCAGACGGTGGCGGCTCAGGCGGTGACGATGGCGGCGGTGGCGGTGGTGGCGACGACTGC